GACCACTTTATCCTACTTTCGTAGTTTATTTAAGGACCATACACGGCCCATTATCGTTTATCAGTTACACTCAAGCTGCGGACTTTCTGCCATTTACTCGGTGGATAATATCACCGACACTTTGTGTTTCCTGAATGGATAATCTTTTTGTTTCAAAGAACGTATCGGACATTTCCGAATTGTTTTACAAACTTACGACATTTTTTTCAATCTGTCAAGTAATTTGTTATTTTTTTTTGAGAGTCGTATCTGAATCGTTTCCTCCCTCAAATCTTTTACAAACTTACGACATTTTTTTCAATCTGTCAAATAAATTAAGAACTTTTTTTTCAATTTAACTACCGAGTATCTTTCATTCCCTATGAGTGTCAAATCTTTTACAAACTTACGGCAAGAAATTGGTAGTGTCAAATAAATATTACAAAAAATTCAAAAGTAACTCTTTAATACCATTAGACATGTATAAATTTTCAATTTCATCCCTTCCCATATATTGACATTGGGTATGTTCAAACCCATCCATAGCATTTTCTAAATCAGGAACTATTTTTTGATTTGTTTCATAAGTGAATACATGAAGAACACTTTTATGAACCCCTAACTTATTATATCGATTAATTTTACCATAAGATTCAATATCTCCATCGATATCCACACCCATCTCCTCAATAAATTCTCTATAAGCAGCGTCTTTAGGGTCTTCACCCTCTTCAATACCGCCCATAGGTATTGCCCATTTACCGGGTTCTTCGTTTTCCTGAGCTCTTTGACATACAAGACATTTATCTTTAACTTTTACAATAATTCCTGCAGATTGTTTCATATCTAATATTTATAATAAGTATGTTTGTAAAAATAAATAATGAAAACTTCAAAGTCAAAGTATGTAATTCCAACAGAGAGATTTCTGAAGGGATGATGGGTAAAGAATTTATCGGATTTGATGGTATGTTATTCTTTATGAGGAATGGATACCATAGTTTTTGGATGAAAAACTGTATTATACCATTAGACATTATCTTTATTGATAGCAATTTAATAATAACTGAAATACACCATAACTGTGAACCATGTGACACTGCAATGTGTGAGAATTACGATGGTTACGGTAAATACGTCTTAGAATGTGAGGGTGGTCGTTGTGAAAACGAGAACATTCAAATTGGTGATTCAGTCTCTTTTATTTTTCGGACTCACTAATCTTATCTTTAAGAACTGTTACGAATCTTTTCTGTAACATCTTCAAAAATTTAATGTAAGGAGAATCATCTTTTTCAGAATCATATTTGTACTTTCCTTGTGGTGGTCTTTTGCTTCTTCCAATGTAATTAAGTCCTGATATATTAGTAATACACTTGTGTCCACCTGAATTTGCTTGGATAACATCCCAAACAGGAACTTTAATTTCATCAAGAAAACTCCACTCATCCTCAGTTAATTCACTACTCTTTTTAGACATTAACTCTTTAATATCCATTAAATCCTTAACCCCTTCTTTTTTATTTAGGTATTTATCCCCGTATATCGCCGCAAAGTCTTTGAATGTAAACCCAACCGAACCTTCTTTAACTCCTGTTTCAGAAACCCATTTAATTGTTGATAGGGGTACTTCTTTTTCCTTTAACTGACCTTCCCACTTCGATAAAACCTCCTGAGCAATCTCACCAAGATTAACACCTTTAAGTTGTCTTTCTTTCTTAAATGGATTACAAGATGCTTGTAATAGTCCCAATGGCCAAGCAATTACTAAAAAGTCAGCTTCAGGATTATTTTTAAATGGAGTATATCTATCATATGAACCAGGGTTCATCATACTACCACCACCATATTGTACAATAACATTTCCTTCAATATCAGGATAATTAGCCATTTTACTAACATATCCCGCTTTATTCATCTCAAGTTTTTTAATATCTGCCCATCCCTTATCTTTCATCTCTTTTCTAATAATATTGAAAATAGATAACAAAGATGGTTGAGCGTTCATTACTAACTTCTCTAAAAACCCTGGTTTGTTTTTAAACGCCAATAATAGTTTGTTAGTGACAAGTCCTAACATCATTCTAGTTCTTTTAGCCGATGAGTCCTTATCAAAAGAATAAACGTAATTCATTACCATATCAGGAGTTATTTCATTAGAAGCGTAATTAGCACTATCCACCATTGAGATTGTTTCCACATCACCAGCTGTGAATATTTCAGATGAAGGAATGATTTGTGAAAGTGTTTCAACATTTGAACGAGATTGTCTAAATGATGTTGAACCTGTGTCTTCAGCACCTGCCTGTCTATCATGGTGGTCAGTATGGATAACAAACATTGGTTTACCATGAGCAAAGTCCACTAATACAGGCATTACTTCACCTCTAGCATCCGCCTCTTTAACCGCAAATTCTTTATCACCATATTGGATAATTTCACTATCAACAACCTCAATTCCGTTGTCCTCAAGGTATTTTTTCATAGCAATTGCTGTAGTCACACCATCTAAATCTTGGTGGAAATAAATTTTAGCCTTTTTGTATCTATTAGATAACTCTCTAATATTTCTAATACCACCTTCTGAAATAATTTTCTTCATGTTATATAAATATTATTGCAAAAAAAAAGTTCGTCAATTAATGACAAACTTTTTAATTTAAAATATTAATACGATTAATTAAAACCCTTCTTGGTCGAGTACTAAGTTCCCTCCCTCAATAGATGCTTTATAACTATGTTCACGTTTGCCATTACAATATTTAATAACGTCAACTATTTTACGACTACCTTTAACATATTCAGTTAAACCATTTCTGTCAATTTGTTTTTTTATTGTCTTAACACCATTAACAATGTCAAATCTTTCATTCTGACATTTCGCAGTCTCTTCATTTATAATATAAAGTCCTTTAATATGACGTTTTTCGTCTTCAGTTACTATAAATTTACCCATATTATTTAAGTGTTAACAAATACTTTAATTTATTTATTTCACTTAACATTTCATCTCTAATATTTAATAAATCAGAATCCATTTGAGGGTCAAAAATATCATTTAAAGAAATTAAATAATCAGAAACTCCACCAACAAATTCTGTTAATGGTAGTTCGGAGATATCATATCCTTTCAACGAATACCCACTTGGATAAGATGGTCTTCCATGTTTACCCATACAAGTTTCAACAAATGTATCAATTAAGTCTGTTAATGAATCATATATTCCACCAAAAGCATTATGTCTCGCATATGATTTTGTTTGCCAATGTAAAAATTTAAATTGAGTTTGTATCTCAACTAAAGATGTAATAACTTCAGATTGCGCCATGTTTTTTATTATATAAATATAACCATAGTAAAAAAAAACGGAAGTTAATTACCTCCGTTTTCAAATTCTAATTTTTGTTGTTTCTTTTGGTCAACAAAGCCTTGTATCCTTTCTCTTGCAATATTCGCATAATTTTCAGACAATTCGATTCCAACCCATCTTCTATCATTAATTTCTGCAGCCACACAACTTGTACCTGAACCGTTGAATGGGTCTAAAACAACATCATTCTTATAGGATAGTATCTTAATGGCCTTGTTTGGTATATCCATTGAGAACGTTGCTTTAGTTAGTGAACGAGTATCAGCAAAATACTTCCACTGACCAAATACCAACTCCATAAACTCTTTCTTATCCTCATCCTTATAAACCATCTTGGTTTTACCCTCTTCAGTCAATGTCGGTTCTCCTTTCCATTGTGGTTCACCCTTAACTTTCTTAATGTGAACTTTCTTATATGCTAATATAACACACTCTTTTGGGTTATAAATATATGGCGAACTAGGGCTCATCCAACTACCCCAAGCAGTTGTCTTACTTCTATGTGGACTATCTTCCTCCAAGTCAACAACACCAAAGAACTTAAATCCAACTTGTTTCATTATCTGATAAAACTCAGAAACAAAAAAAACTCTACCACCTCTATCTTGTACATTAACCTCATAAGGAATATTAATTGCGACCCTACCATCGTCTTTCAATAGTCTATATGATTCAGTTAACCAATCTTTAGTCCAATCCCAATAATCTTCCATTTTTAAATTATCTAAATGTGTATCATATGAAATATTACAGTTGTAAGGTGGGGATGTCACAATTAAATCAACCCATCCTTCGGGCATATCTTTCATAACCTCAACACAATCGCCATTAATCACAGTACCCAAAAAATCTTCTAAATTCTTCATATTTTTCTTTTTTTCTATTTAAATAAATCTTAGCATTATTATAAATGTAATGATAAAATTTTAAGTTTTCAACCTTGTTTTGTATTTGTAATTTAATTTCAGAATAAAGATTAATTTTAATTCCGTTTAACTCCAACTCACTAATTATAAACCTTTGGAAATCTTCAGATGCACTAACTATTTGTGACTTATTTGTTTTTGTTTTACTATTGAACGAGAAGGAGCCGTCTCCATCAAAATACCCCCTAATAAAATGGTTCATTAAATCACTATGTAAGTTTGGTTTAGAAATTGTGAAAGTTTTTCTAGAATGAAACCCGTGAGATTTAATGTTATCAACTAACTCATTAGAATATATCGCCAAATGTCCCATATGTGAAACGGATGGTTTACCATTATTATGGGTCTTGCTGAACCCGTACACGATTTTGTGATTAGAATTTAAACATCGTCTGAACAATTCTAAATGGTCACTATCTTTTACAGATAATTTTAACTCAAGTGAATTACCAAATTTTCTTTCCCTGATATATCCATCGGCATATAAAAAACCAAGCCAATAGGCCTTTTCTTCATTATCTATCTTTTCAAAATATTTATGATTAACATCATATCGTCTATTTGTCAAATCAATCCCATTTATCTTGAGTACTTTTTTTATAGGACTTATTGACATATTAAAATATTCCGCAACTTTATGAATACTTTTTAACGATGAATATCGTTCTAAAACTTCAACTTCATTTAGAGTATGATATTTTGAAGTAAAAATAATACCATTTTTTTTTAATCTTCGTTGGACTGTTGATACAGATATATTAAAAAGCGCAGCTACTTTATTAACATTTTTTAATCTCTCATACTGAGGAACAATCTCTTTTTCATCTAATATTAAACCTTTCATACCAATAAATATGGTGAAGTTACTTTAAAATCAATCATTCTTTTCTAATGTTTCAATGTGATGTTGTAGATACCAAAGAGCTTTCTTCAAATCTTCTAACTCTTTATCTTTGTGTTTTTTACCAGCTCGTGAGATGTACTTTACAGTATTACCTAAACAGAACCCTAAATCCCAAGCGTCAATCACTTTAATTGCTTCATATGGATTTGATATTCCCCCATAGTGTTCGGGGTTATTAACCATTTCTTTTTGTTCTGACATAATATTCTTTTCCATATTGACTTTCTTCAACTAAACCTTCTTCAATCCATTCATTAATTGTCTCCTGACATTCTTCTAATGTTGATTTAAGAATATAACTACAGATGTAGCTAATATGAACAGGTTGTATTAATTTGTTTAACGCTTGTTCTTTGATTGAAATATTTTTCTTCATAATATTTAAATTTTTCAGTACTTTCTTTTGAATCAAAAATCAAACAATCCGCTTTTAAAAAATTTTTAATTTGGTTAATGTTATTTTCGATTTCTTGAATTTGATTTTTACCTATTATTTTTTTCGTAAATCCCATAATACAAATATACTAAATGTTTTTCAAAGAAACAATTGTATTTGATTGCATAATATAACTAACAACCTTTCTTTTAAAGATTGGAAATAATGTATTTTCTAATGGAAGATTACTTGAAACTTTTATTTCAAAAAGAGGTAACTCGTCATTTATCTGTATAGTTTTTAATATTTTATTGAAACTACTCTTTGTATTTTCTTTAAATAATAATTCAGTCCCTATTTTAGAATCAGCCTTCATTCTATTTGGATTATTTGTGGTAAATGTCCAAACATACTTTTCACCTTCAATTTCAGTATAAAAATAACCCCTTGTAAAGTCCTTAATATTTTCTCGATTAAGTAAATTAATCGCCACAGAATCATAGGTTATTGTCCACAAAGCTTTTACAATATTAAAATATTCATATATTTTAAGTCCAGCCTTTTTAAGTATCTTATTAAATTCTTCAACCTTCTCATCGTCCATATTAGGTATCGGCTCAAATTTTAATTCGTTAATTAAAATTTCATCGTCAACAGATTTAAATTTTTTGTCTAATGTAATGTATTTGAATTCAGAACTTATACTTTGAAGGTTTGCAAGATTTAATGAGATTTCACTAAATAATGGGTATAGTTCGAACTTATCAATCTTTTCATCACAATACTTTATGAAGTCCATTAAAATGTAATACTTGTGTTCGTAATCGATTGGTTCAAGAACAATCCAATCAGGATTTAATTTAAAGTGTTTTTTCTTTCGAGTATATTTTCTTTTCACAGTTTTTTCCATATTAACCATCTATTTGGAAAATATAGTATGTTTCATTATTAAACTCAACAGTATCTTCTTCTCCATTGTAATTATTAATGGTATGTCCATAACCATCTGCTTCAACCATACCGTTAATTAGTCTTCCCATATCCACAAAATTTTTCAATTCCAATCCGTAATTATTAATTAAAGCAACTGGGTCAGATACTAAATCATCAACTAAACTTTCAACTTTGTCATCAATCAAACTTTCAGGGACTGTCTTATCACTATCTTTTAACTCATCAAGTTCTTCATTTAATTCATCAGTTTCTTCTTCGGATAAATTTTCAGAGTCTTCTAACAATTCTTCAATCTCATCAATTCTTTCTTGAACTTTTGGGTCTTCGTATTCAAACTCATCTTCATCAAAATAGTCTTCCAAATTTTCTCTCACGTTATCTTCTTCACTCTCTCTAAAATAGTCTTTAAGTTCTTCTTCATCTATATAATCCTCAACAAATGATTGTCTTAAACCTTCAAGACCAACATCGTCCATTAAATCTTCCACCATTCTATAAGCAGTTCTGCTAGTATCATATTCATTACCGACGGCCCAAGTTTCTCTACTTTCTCCTTCTTTAGTTAGTAATTTAAATGTTGGTAAATAATAATGGTTACCTTCATAATGAAGGTCATATACATCAATACTACTTTCAATTTCTTTAATCTCATCCTCAATAATTTCAAGTTCACTTAAATTTTCATTGTCTTCTGTTTCTTTTTCAATCTCCTCTCTTCTTTCTTTTTCAGCATAAAGTTCCTGTAATCTTTGTGAATCTTCAGGCGTCTTTTCCTCATATTCAGTCTGAATTAAGTATTGATATAAAGCTAAAGTACTTAATCCAACTTTGTCTAAATCTTCAATATCATTTAGTTCTCCTTCTTCTCTTTTACTATCTTGTTCACCCTTTTTCTTTAAAAATTGTTGATGCAATATATACTGATAATATGGTGTGTTATAATAACTGAATCCGTTCCTATTGTTGAAAATTGCACCTTGTATCGATTTTAATTCACTATTTTCAGCTCTTACTCTACCATTAAATGTAACATTACCCAAATATACAACAGGTGTTCCAACTAAATCGACATCACCATCAACAACGATAGTCTTATCCTTATATCCTTTTACATTATTTATTCTTCTACCATCCCATGATAAAAATTCAAGTAAATTAATATATTTTTCAGGTGTTAAAGTAATCTGATTGTTTTCACTCTCAAACAAATATTGTTTTAATATATTCTTTATATTATTTCTTAACATACTACAATAAATATACAAATATAAGATAGTATCAAAATATTTATAAGTAATAAACGACAAAAACCTTAAATTATGGGATGCGGTTGTAAAAATAATAATAAACCACAAAATAACAAACCTTTACAAAATACTACGGTTCAAAATGTGGTTAAACAAACTATTGAGAAATACTACAATAAAAATAAAAAGTAATTACTATTTATTAATACTAGTAATAAACCAAATTAAACTTTAAAGTCTATGAAAAACGGTGGTGGTAACAATGGCGGTGGTTGTGGATGTGGTAAATAAATCACATCATTAAACACATTTTTAATTAAGGGGAATTTTTCCCCTTTTTTTATATTTATTGTTATGGAATTAACTTTAGGACAACAAAAATTATTAAAAGTTTTAGAAAAATTTGAATCAGGTGATTTATCATATTCGGATATTGAGGAACATTTTGGAAGTTTTGAAAGTTTTTTTAATTTATTGTCTAGACAGAATTTAATTAACCGTATAGACCCTTTTGATTCAAATTGGGAGGAATATCAAAATAAAATACTTTATTATTTTTATCAAAACGACCCAAGTTTTATTTGGAAAGTTGTTGACCATTATTTGACAAATGATGTAACTAAAGTTGGGGATGAATATTATTATGACTCATCATATTGGTCGGATGAGTTCGCTTCATTATTTAATATAGGTAGAATGGATATAAGGGAATCTACAATTTCTGAAATATTAAGTGGTGACTATGATATGGATATGTGGGATGTCACAGATGATGAATATAGAGATGTTTATGATGATTTGAAACCTGAAAAAAAACAATTAGTTAATGATAGAATCCGTGAAGACTTAAAAAAGATGAAGACAATTGAAACTATTAGTGATTTGTTGGAGGAAATTGCACAAGAACAAGGTAGAGATGATGTTGAATTAACTGATGAAGTAATAAGTCGTTTATTTGATGATGAGGAAACAATGGTATTTCTTATCAACACAGGATTACCTGATATTCGTAGTGATTTGTATTCAGTCTATAGT